ATAATAGATTACAAACGAGAAAACAATCGGACATATTTCTATATAATATGTCCCGTTTGCGGTAATAAAAAGTGGCTGCGTTCCGATAGCTTAAATAATCCTAAAGTAGTAAGTTGCGGTTGCTATAATAAAGAAAACAATTTTATTAAACAGATTGATATTACAAACAAACGTTATGGTCGATTAACTGCAATAAAACCAACAAAAAATCGTGATAAATACAATGGTTCAGTTATTTGGACATGTAAATGTGACTGCGGAAAAATAGTTGATGTAAGTTATAAAAATTTAGCAAGAGGTGAAGTTAAAAGCTGTGGATGCCTACAAAAAGAAACGATGAGCAAAAATATAGAAAAAGCAACCATTAAACGTAATGAATTTAGAATAGATAATACTGACGTCAAAGCGTTGGAGCAATCTAAAAAAAATCCTTATAGTGGCGTTACCTATGACAAATCAAGGAAAATGTGGAAAGCCACTATAACATTTAAAAAAAGGATTTACCATTTGGGTAGATACCATGATTTTGATGAAGCATTGAAAGTTAGAAAAAATGCTGAACAAGCCTTATTTGATGATTTTTTAGAATGGTATTACCATGAATTCAAATCAAAAAAAACCTAGATCAATTAGACCTAGGCTTAAACTTTATATTTCTTTTATTGATGCAAAAATTCTGGTAACCGTTACTTATAACACTATGAGTACAAATTATGATTAGTATCGAGTATGCAAGTTGATAAAAAATGACAAATAATTATAATTGATATTGTACAATTATTAAACCCCACTATAACTCCAATAATTGTACAATAGAGCATGGCTTTCCTTTCCCATTAGCCTTGCTAGACAAAGAGCACAAAAGAGATATCTCCTCGCTAAAGCCTTGTGCTCTTTTATTTAATAATTCATTATACTTGCATATTTTGTATAAAACAGTAAAATGAATGGCGTACAGATAATATTTTTGTACAATAGAATATTGTTCCTTTCCCATTAACAATATTCATAGTTATACTAAGAGTACAAGTTCACCTCTCCCGTTTTTGGGCTTGTACTCTTTTTATATAAAGTTTATTGAAAATAATAATAAATTATTATATACTTTTAATAAGCATAGTACCCATCCCAAAATTATGCTAAAAAACACAGTGTTCATTCCCATGTCACTGTGTTTTTCTTTATACAAAAAAAGCCTAGATCAATTAGATCTAGGCTCGCTTTTTATATATTTATTATTGATATATATTTTTTTACCATATCCATAAGTGATTACACTATGAGATATACCCTTATATATAAGGATATATTCTATTCGGGTATTTAATTTACTGCCGTGAATATCTTCAGCACCTGTTTTTAAATAAATCTTATTCATAGTAGATGCCTAATTGATTTTGAAGTTCTTCGGACAGTTCGTAATATTTTTTATACTGCCCTTGATAATAATCTCTATCGCCTTGAGTATCTTGTAATTCCTGTTTTGTTAATTCTAACCTAACCTCTAAATTACGTTTTTGATAGTCCTTATAAAGAGTAGTGAAACTTAGACCAAATACAGTTAGAAAGAGAATAAAAATAGTAATATTGATAGTGTTGAATCTCTTTTTAAACATAATTACATCTTAGTTCCTTTTAAAAGCCAATTCCATGTATTTTTACCAACAATACCATCTTGGCTTAATCCACGGTTACGTTGGAAAACTTTTACAGCGTTATAAGTTGCTGTTCCAAAAATACCATCTACCCCTAGACTAAAGCCAACACTATTTAATCGTTCTTGAATTAAGCGTGTAACGTTTCCTTTTGCACCTTTTTTAACCGTAGGACAAGCATTTAGTGTCTTAGGTCCTTTTAATCCATCTACTGTTAAACCTCGCTTAAATTGGTAATTTAACTCTTGTTGTAAACGTGCTACCCATTCATCATAACCGCTTGGTTTGACCGGTTCAGATGGTTGGGGTGTTGGAACTTCTGTTGAACTTGTCACTTCGCCTATAATTCCCTTAACAATTGCATTTGCCATAGCATCTAAATTATAGCGGTTTACATCTTCTTGATTATCACAGAAGAACGTTTCGATTAACAACGCTGTGTTTTTAGTATGTTTTAAATAGTACAGATCATTACGCACTTTTACACCCCGATTAGTATATCCCAATTCTGAAATTGAATTAACAATATTCTTTGCGTACTGTTCGGCTTTACCTCCCAATTTATATACTAATACTTCTGTGCCTTTTGCTGACCCATTGTAACAATTTAAGTGAATAGATACATCTAAATCAACTGTATGTGCATTTGCTTTGTTACAAATGTCTTTTAATACTTCGGTTGCACTTCCACCATTTTCGCAAGTACAGTCATAAACAGTATGCCCTAATGCTCTTAATTTAGCAATAACCGCATCCTTAATTTCTCTATCTACGATACTTTCGTTTACAATTCCTACTGCTCCACTTCCTTTTTTACCAGCTGGGGCATGTCCTCCATGAATATTAAATACTGCCATTTTATTTTCCTCCTTAATTTAACTTAAAAGAGCGGAATCACTCCGCTCCGTTTTCTACTCTCAATGGAAGCTGCTGCACTTTGTTATATAATCTTTCTGCTGTTCCATTACCTCCTAAAGCCCTGTAGGGGTTATAAAGGTAATCCAGTTCCTTTAGATCATCAGCGGTAACATAACCGATTATCAGCAGTCTCTCACAAAAACGAACGATACGTTCATGCAACATTGCACATAGTGCCTCTTCCATAACAATTTGTCTTTTAGTCTGGTCTAATTTCTCCTGCTCTCTTTTTTCTTCGAGTTTTTTTCGACTTTTCTTACTGTCTCTGGAATTAGTTACAAGATAACCAACTGCAGCAGTTAAAACAATAGACCATGTACTCATTAAAAATTCTTGCATCAGGATCTACTTACTCCTCTTTTTTATTTTCAATTACTCGAGTAAAAGCCTGATGCAATCCGGTACTAGCTAAACCGCATACTGCACCGGCTACAACTGTTTCTACTGTTACATTCCCGGATACGATGCAGTTTAATGCAGCACCCTCGAAAAACACAACTGTAGGAATCCATTTATTATCAACATCTTTTATCCATTTTTTAACAACATATCCAGTTGCTAGACATCCGGCCATTACGACCGGAACAAAATAATTTGAAATAAAACCTAAATCCATATTTTACCTTCTTTCTGGGCGAATTTTTATGCCATCCCGAGGCAATATAAAAAGACATATTTCTATGTCTTTGATAATTTTTAATACACTATTCCTTATAAAATTTAATTCTTAGTGTATTCAATAATACCGTAAATACGACCTTTAGCCCACGCATTATAAAATCTTATATAATTTGCCTTTAGTGATGTAATTAAAAGACAGTTGGTCCATTTGTTTTCTGATTCAAAGAATACATACGGCAGTGGAACAATCGTACCATCGCTAAAAGTGCACTTTAAATCAAATTTTACATACTCGGCAACGTTTAGATTATGCGTATAATCATACGAAGATGAAGATATATTAAAATCAATATATTTTCTATATATTTTCTTCCCGTCAATCCAGTACATACCGGTAAAACTTTCTTCACTGCTGTGATTTAAATTTAATATAATATTTCCATCTTCATTAACAAACTTAGGCATGATCTGCACCTCTAATCATAGAGATACAGCTGTTATGCCGCACCTCCCTTTTTAGAGATATAATTCGAAGACTGGATACTGTTTTTCTTCTCAGTAAACAGTACCCAACAACTGCAAATTTTATTAAATTATTCATACTTTTTACCTCTCTTTCTTTTCTTGGAGAGGTACTTTTAAGTGCCTAGATTACTAATATCCGATTACTCTCAAAATGTGTTCTTCTACTGCATCAACTGCATTTCCATTAATAACCTGAGTACGGCCAGAAAGTGATACATTTTTTCCACTAAAAGCCAACTGACACCGATAAACAGTAGTAACACCATTTATAGCCTGTGCACGTTCCAAATGCATCTTACTGTCTTTAGATGGAATCATCATATCCGAACACTGCCCCAAAGTAGAATGCGGACGCCATATAACCTCTAGATAGTCATAATTGGTGTAATCATCTTTTAAAGTAAAACTGCTTGTTGTATCACCGTCAAATAATACAGTTCCCAACAAAATTTTTTCACCTTTTGAATTTAATAATTTCGCCATAAAGGCATTTAGACTGTTTTTAATTATGCTGTTCTTTTCCACATATAGCATGTAATGTAGGGCTGGAGCAGTCCCGGGTCTTTTCCGGCTGTATCCGTTACCCTTGTTGTATGGGTTGCAATAACGCCGCCGCTTCCGCCTTCGCCGTCTGCACCGACATTTACAAACTGGTTATAATTTGGAACTCCAGTAACTGGACCCATTGCCTGATAACCAATTGTCTTATTGTTGCTGTTAACCGCACCAATCATAGCCCTTAACGGTGCTGTTTTATTACCGCCTGTTTTCTCAACAGTCTTGAAATCACTATCAGATGCATTTACTCCAACCGGCACTCTGCCAGAGCCCCATGCTGTCCATGTTCCACCAAAATATTTTGATGGATTCTCGTTAACTGTTGAAAAATAAATACTGCCAATTGGGTAGATGTGGTCTACTAGGCTTTTACCATTTGCATCAACAAGCATAATTATCACGTGACAAGTCTAAATGCTTGTCACCACCAGTCTTGTCAAAAATAAAAAGGCACTTTTGCAAGTACCTCTTAATAATATAAATACACGCTGTAGCGTGTGTGTGTGTGTGTGTGTGTGTGTGTGTGTGTGTGTGTTCAACCCCGCCGGGTGTTTCACACTCTTTATAAATCGTTTATTCATAAATTTCCTCCTAACAATCATCCAACGCTATCATCATAAAACACAGCTTTTTCAAGTACAGATAAAATTTCATTTATAGCAGTTTCAACAGTTTTTCCACTAGCTAACTTTATTTCACTTGCACTAGTAATAACTGAACCTGGGATACCTAAATTAGTGATATCCGCTTTTTGTACTGCAACAGCACTTATAACATGTCCATATTTATCAACTGTAATCTTATATAAACCACTAGTATATGATGAACTATTACTTGGATGCGTATATACCGTATCTGTAAATTTAGCATTAGCTGGAACCGCAGTTTTTACAGTTAATCCATTTACAGTATCTGCATTAGTAGCTTTAGGAACTTTTGTAGTTCCTGCAATAATAGCATTTACTTTATCTGTTGTGGACTTACCTTTATCACCACTGTAAGCAGTGCTTGAAGTTTCGCCTAATGCCAACGATGGACTAATTTCTACATATGCAGTACCACCCCATCTATAGGTAATGTTTGTTGTTTTATCAATATAAATTTTTCCGGTTTCACCAGTTGATGGAAAACCTGCTTTATTAGTATACTCTAAAACATCATCCACATAACTAGGTAACTGTGAACTGGGTACCATTCCATTTGCATCCAATGAAGCGACACCGTTCGCAACTCCTTTTAATGATGCATTTAATTTATTGTTCCATAATGTTTTTTCAGCATCAGTCACAAATCTATGTGTGCCATCTTGCTCAATTATAGATGCACTATGCATGCTTGGATGTACATATACCGTGTCTTGCGTTTGAAACGTTGAAGACGTTCCATCAGCTTTAGTAACTGTAATACTACGCCCATTTGCTGCAATATTTTTCACTGCTTCGCTTTTTAATGCAAATTTATCTTTTATTTTAGATAATGTATATTTCAATGCTGTAGTAGAAATCGTTTTTTCCACTACAGCAGCTGAAACACTCCTGAATAATCTCTTTATTAAATCGCTCATTTACCCAAATACAGCTGTGATAATTTCATCAATATCAGAAGTCGTTGCGTATTCAGGAGTATAGACAGTATCTGTAAACTTTGCATTTTCCGGTACATTTGTTGCAACCGTATGCCCGCTAACTGTTGCAGCATCTGTAGCTTTTGGTACTACTGTACTACCATTTTTAATTTTAGCGATTTCATCTGCATTGGCTTTACCTTTGTTCCCGGCATATGCAGTAGAAGCAGTTTCACCTAAAGCTAAGTCGCTGCCAATACCCACATACGCTGAACCACTCCATCTATACGTTTTATTAGTTGCAATATCTACATAAATTTTATCACTCTCTGCAGTGATTTTTGTTGTATGTTCTGCTTCTTTATAAAACGCTCCATCCGTATGAAGATAACCTTCAACAACATCATCTACATAGCTAGGTAATTGAGAAGCAGGAACCTTACCATCTTCTCCCAACCCTGCAACACCGTTAGCTGCTCCTTTTTGTGATGCCGGAATAGCTTGTACATCTGTAGCGTTAATCGTAATATTTCCTGACAACGGTTTACCATTTACGGTTGTTGTTGTATCAACCTTACTACTTAATTTTGTTGAGATTTTACCCCACATTTTTTTAGCAAAATCATTTAATAAATCTACATTAATTATTTTATTGTTAGCCATAATTCTTATTCTCCTATTCTTTTTTATTCTAAACTATTAATAATGCTATCGATATCTTCAGTAGATCCCATTTCATAGCTTCCTGCCTGTTCGGCAACTTCATCAATTTTTTCAGCAACACTCTTAAATGTACCATCCTGATTTTCTTCATTTTTAAATTGAACAGCACTAGCTTCAACTAATGGAAACTTGCCACCATTTTTTTGTGTAATACCACTAATAAGAGTGGTACTTCCTTTATAATCCGCCATAAATTAATTACCTCTCTTTCTAATTATTTAGCAGTTACTGTAGTATTTCCTAAATTTGCGTTATCCGATTTATAAATATCATAGTTTTCTTTATATCCACTTGCATTTGTAAATTCGATTGTAGCAACTTTTGAAAATCCACCATCAAAGCCCCCAACATTAAATGAGACATCACCATAGCGTGTAGGAACAGCATAAAAAATAAACTGTCCTTCACCAGCATTCACAGTAAACACCTTTCCTTTAGAACCTTGTAAAGCCTTAGTTAATCCTAAAACGAACGTATTATCGTAAGTATCTTGACTAGAACTTGCACCCCAATAAATACCATTCAAGAAGCTTAGTGAGGTAGTTTTAGTGCTAACTGCACCCTTTTCGTCCTCTGCTTTTAAAGTCCATGTTTTATTGGTTTTAATATTTTGCTCCAATAATTGCTTTGATGTATCAGTTGGTTCTAATGACTCATCGTCCAACGTTAGAACTTTTGCCTTTTTATTCAAAGACCAGCTTAATAAAATATCTGTTACTGTAGAACCAATTTCTACTGTATTTTTATTATTTGTAAAACTGTTAATTACAATTGCTTTGTAGTTAAATTCATCTTGCGTCACAAAATTTTCTTTAATATACTCTAACGCATGTTGAAGTCCATTTGTACCCACCGGTTTTTCATCAGTAATTACATCAGCTAAAACAAGTGTATCATCAGCCAAATTAGTTGACGTTTTTTTCTTGGCCATTTTCAAATACCTCCTCTAATATCTCGTCAATTTCACTATTTGTTACAAAATTAATTGTAAATTTTTCTAAATGTTCTTTAAGTTTTAATAATTCTTCATATAGCGATAATATATTCGGATCTATTGTAATCTCAGTAATTTCCTGATCAAAAATCGTCTCTTCTATTTCAAGTTTAAACTCTGAAAATGATTTTGTTTTTTCGCCAAAATTATACCTTGCAATTATTTGACACGTATATACTCCCGCCTCTTTTGTTAATGCTGTTGATATTATAAATAAGTTTTCCATCATTGGAATCTCTTGTAATATTCCATCTTTTAAAACTTTTAAATAATATTTCCACCCCGGAGCTTTAAATAACTCCTCGTTAACAAATTTTATTGCCATTGCACCATCATCATATTTTCTTCCTGCGTAAAAAATATTTCGACTGCATGCATGTGTTTGCTCATCACTCAAATAAATCTCTATCAGTTTCACCTTATCACCTCTATTCATAATAGAAAACGGCTGAATTAAAACTATAAACACTTTGAGCAACTTTATCTACACCACTGATATTTATTCCATTTAAATGGACTCGATAGAGTTCAAGTTGTCGAATTGAACCACCATTTTCAAGATCATTTTTAGTCAGCTTAGGTACTGTTTCTACTGTTCCCGGTGTTCCTTTTACAACTTTTATTTCATGAGTCTCACCATCTGAAGATATACGAAACTCTGCAACTATACAATCACACCGTTTTGTATTTTGAGTACCGTTATCAATTGTCAGGTCTTCATACATTCCTGGCTTAATACGTAAAAAATGTCCTTGATTTATCAGCAAGCCATCGGACAATCTTATTTTATTATTACTGATGATAGTTGCTTTTAACTTGTTACCTTTTTCAAAAATACCTTCCTGTCCATATAATGCATCAAATAAATATGCATCTATTGCAGCAGTAACATTTTTTCCAGTTAATGTAATTGGTTCAACCGCATCGCTATTTGCCATACTTTACTCACCTACCTTATATTCAATATCGTAATCAGAATAATTTTGATAAAACGTGCATTTTAAAATTTTTTGAACAATTGATGTCCTTAAACTAATACCCGTTATATATTCTTTTGCCCCAACAATATCGCCTATTTCTACATCTAAATTTTCAAATTTAATTTCAATTGAGTTGTTTGTTTGGGCCTCTTTTAACTTTGTTTTAGTCCCATCTATTAACTCCTGAACACTTTCTACACTTGAAAAATCATAAATCATCGTATTTAAATCTTTGGTAATCTTAGATACATCATCTATTTCATTAAGTTCAAAGTATTCATCATTGATTTTAAAAACATGAACAACTTGCCTTTCCTGAAGATCACCTTTTCCAAGACCGATACAATGGTTATATTGATAGGTATCTCTTTTTGCAATTATTTGAAGTCCATAGTCATTATCAAACTGAAGTTTGGGGCTATAATCATATATTGGAACTACTGAAAGCTCTATCTTTCCATTTTTCCAAATTAAACTCAGTTTAGCTCCAACCGTTAAAAGCATTGTTTCAAAAGTTTGTAAAGTGTTTGAATATCGTGAAGCGTAGTTCAATTGAAACCCGCTATTTTCTTCAGAGACAATAAAAAAATCATTAAGATTTTTATTTATCCTCAATGATTTTTCAGTATTATCTATGTAATTAAAAAATAATGTAGATGAACCAATATATTCCTTTATACATTTATTTGCTTCACCATTAAAGAAGTAATACTCATCTTTACGATTTTTTGGCTGTATATAATCACCTTTTAATAACGCTCGGGGGCATATTCCGCCGATAATTATTTCACCTGATTCTGTATCTATCTCAAGGCTCTTGACAACTCCGCCATACTCGGTATTTTCACAATAAATTAAACTTTCATATGTTAGATTTGGATCTCGTTCTTCTTGAGAAATAGTTATTTGAAAATCATTACTCCCTTTGTCATATGTACCTATTTCAAGATCAATACTACAGTTTCTTAAAAAACCAATTTCATTTCCTTTGGAATCAGTATAAACGAAATCCATTAAAACATACCCTCCCATTTCGGTTCAGTTCGAGCATTATAGACAACAATATCAAAGGAAAACGTATTATTCCATAATACAGTAGCTGTCCCGGGCTTTACCTTTTCAAAAATTTGACTTTCTTTATTTCGATCATTGAAGCAATTTATCTCTTCACCCTGAACATTGATTTTTTTAACAGTTCGATTAAGCGTATTTATCTCTAATCTTTCATTTTCCTCAAGCGTTGTAAAAACTTGATAAAGGTTATCACTGATTTTAACAGCTGGATCAGTAACAGGTCCATATATCCTAATTAAAATATTATTATCTACAACACCTTCATTAGAAACTGTCATTTGTCCACCGGGGTCACCATATCGATAAGGATACTTATATGTATACTTTTTACTGTCAGTTTCTCTCGAAGTATTTGTATGATAAAAATGTTGTTCATCTTCTTTAATCCACTGCACCTCATCAGCAACTATAGAAAATTCTACTTTAGCATATGGCAACACATAAGATTCAAGATCTTTATCATTTTTAAATATGTTACATTCTAAATAGTAATCATTAAAATATAGCCTTCCTTTAACATTTTTAGATATATCAATATTAAAAATATCAGTAACATTATTAAGTGCTGTGTAGAATTCTTCGTAATTATTTGAGTTAACATCTATTTTAATTTTTTTGGTTTCAACATCACGATAGAAGTTCTTAACTCTACGGTTTTCCTTGTTGTATGACCATTCAAAGCTAAAGAAATCCGTCTCTTCAATTCTATAAGGGGAATTGAGTAAATCTATTTTAGTGTTCTCACTATTAATATAATAAACTTTCATACAACTCTCCTTTCATCAAATCACTCTTCCTAGTTCACGCTGATTCAGCTTTATTGCTAGACCGCTATTTTTCATAGCTTTTGCATTTGCATCAGCCATACGATCATAATCTATTTCTAATGATTCGCTTACATTAGTCTCAAAAGCAGTTTGACGTGCATTATCAACGTCGGTTTCTAATTTAACACCTGCTGATACATCGTCAAGATTAAAATTCATGATACCACTTAATTCATCTACAATACCAATCGCCTCACTTTTCATTGACTTTAACGATTTAGGCATTGCTAATTCAAACCCAACTGCAATACCGGGTGGAAGGAATTTCCCTATTAC